CGCCTACGCTGAGCCCCCATGTCGGGATTAGGGACTCCGGCAAGCAGATCTATTGCACCGACCTGGGCACGCTCTACCGGGCGTTGTCGGCGGATGCGAGCACGTCCTACGGCTTGAGCCCTGTCCTTACGGTGCATGACGAGCTCGGGCAGGTGAAGGGGCCCCGCTCGGAGCTTTACGAGGCGCTAGAGACTGCGACCGCGGCGCAAGAGGAGCCGCTGTCGATCATCATCAGCACGCAGGCGCCGACCGACGCTGATCTGCTCTCTGTGCTGATCGATGACGCCAAGACCGGGGTGGACCCCCGGACGGTGCTCCGGCTGCAAAGCGCGCCGGACGATCTGGAGACCTTCGGAGAGGACGCGATCAGGGCGGCGAACCCGGCCTTTGATCTGTTCATGAACCGGGCCGAAGTGCTGGCTATGGCGGCGGACGCCAAGCGCATGCCGTCGCGGCAGCCCGAGTTTGAAAACCTCGTCCTCAACAGGCGGGTGGAGACGTTCTCGCCTTTCGTGTCGCGCGCGGTCTGGAACGCGAACGCCGGCGGCGATGTCTGCGACTTCGCCGGGCTGCCGGTCTATGGCGGGCTCGACCTGTCCGAGACGGCGGACCTCACGGCGCTGGTGCTGATCGCGCCGAAGGACGGCAAGTGGCACGTCAGGCCGACATTCTGGCTGCCGAAGGATGGGCTGCGCGAGCGGGCCCACAAGGACCGCGTTCCGTACGACGTCTGGCACGATCAGGGCTTCCTCGAGGCCGCGCCGGGTCGGTCGGTCGACTACGAATTTGTCGCTGAGCATCTTCGCTCGGTCAGCGATGAACTGGACGTTCGGCAGATCGCGTTCGACCGCTGGAACTTCAAACACCTTCGCCCCTGGCTGCTGAAGGCCGGGTTCAGCGAAGAAGAGATCGAGGCGAAGTTCGTGGAGATGGGGCAGGGCTTCCAGTCCATGAGCCCCGCGCTTCGTGATCTCGAGACGGACTTGCTGAACGAACGGATCGTTCACGGCGGGCATCCCGTCCTGACGATGTGCGCGGCGAACGCCGTCGTGCAGCCGGACCCGGCGGGCAACCGCAAGCTGACGAAGCACAAGAGCCGCGGCCGGATCGACGGTCTGGTCGCGCTCGTGATGGCCCGCGCAGCGGCTGCGACGCATGAGGAAAAGACGGACAACATGGACGACTTCCTCAGCAACCCGGTCATGGTGATTTAGCCGTGGGCCTTCTTGATCGGTGGCGCGGGGCTATCGGGCTGGCCGATGGCGGCTTCTGGAAAGCGTTCTTCGGCCTGGGCACACATTCTGGCGAGGTGGTCTCCGTCGAGAGCGCTCTGCAGCTCGATGCAGCGTGGGCTTGCGCCAAGCTGGTGTCCGAGACGGTCGGGACGCTGCCGTGCATGGTCTACGAGAAGGATGGCGCGACAGTCGCGGTTGATCATCCTCTGTACGAGATGCTTCATGACCAGCCGAACTATGACAATACCGCGGTAGAATTCTGGGAGGCGGTCACACTCTCGCTGCTGTTCTACGGAAATGCCTTCGCGGAGAAGAAGACTAATGGTGGGCGCCTGATCGCGCTGAACATCATTCATCCTGCGAAGGTGAAGGTCGAGCGGAATGCGAGCGGCGAGCGGACCTATACGATCGCCGAGAACTCCACGCAGCGGACGTTGAAAGAGGACGAGGTCTTTCATGTCCGCGGGTTCGGCTTCGGTGAGGACGCCGGCCTGTCGACGATCTCCTTTGCGCGACAGACTGTCGGCAGCGCCATCGCGGCTGAAAAGACTGCGGGAAAGATGTTCGCGAACGGGATGCAGGCTTCGGGCATCCTGACATCCGACAAGGTGTTGACGCCCGATCAGCGCAAGCAGCTCGGAGAAATCCTGAACCAGTATGCGGGCTCAGACCGCGCCGGGAAAGTCGCTGTCCTCGAAGCGGGGCTTAAGTACGAGCAGCTGATGCTGACGCCGGAAGACGCGCAGATGCTGGCGACGAGACGTTTCGGCGTCGAGCAGGTCTGTCGCTGGTTCGGGGTGCCGCCTGTCATGATCGGCCATGCTGCCGAGGGTGTGACGACCTGGGGCAGCGGCGTTGAGCAGATCATCCTGCAGTTCACCAAGACCGGCCTTCGACCGATCTTGAAGCGGATTGAGGCAGCCGTCCGGCGGGACCTGCTGACCAAGGAAGACCGCAAAAACATCAAGGTAGAGTTCAATCTAGAAGGGCTGCTTCGCGGCGACACAGTCGCTCGTGCGGAGTTCTACTCCAAGATGGTTCAGAACGGCATTTTCACCCGGAACCATTGCCGGAAGCTCGAAAACTTGCCGCCCCTGCCGGGCGGCGATGAATTGACGGCCCAGACAAATCTCGCCCCGCTGGGAATGCTCGGCGCTGTCGCCGGATCTCTGGATCAGGCCCTGGTCGCCCGAAAGGATGCCTCATGAAGTACCGGCACATCTTGTCGGCCTTCGCCGCAGAGCCTTGGGCGATCATGCCCGAGAAGCTCGACGCGCTGACCGACTTCCTGATGTTCAAGGCGGATGGCGGTGAGTTCTCGAGCGAGGAGCTCGCGGCCAGGATCACCAAGAAGCAGGAGTCGGAGACCGCCAGGGCCGAAGGCGCCGTGGCGATCATCCCCGTCTATGGGGTGCTGGCGCAGCGTATGAACATGTTCGCCGACATCTCCGGCGGCACCTCCTATCAGATGCTCGGCGCCCAGATCAGGGACGCCGTCGCTTCCGAAGCGGTCAAGGCGATAGTTCTCGACATCGACAGCCCCGGCGGCGCCGTACCCGGCACTGACGAGCTCGCAGCCGAGATGAGGGCTCTGCGTGGCGAGAAGCCGATCGTAGCGCAGGTGAACAGCCTGGCGGCTTCCGCCGCCTACTGGATCGCTTCCGCCGCGGACGAGATCGTCGTGACGCCCTCGGGGCGGGCCGGCTCGATTGGCGTGTACACGTCGCATGATGACGTTTCCGAGTACCTGAAGCAGCAGGGCGTCAAGCGCACGTACATCTCGGCCGGCCAGTTCAAGGTCGAAGGCAACGAGGCTGAGCCTCTTGGGGATGATGCGCGAAAGTTCATCCAGGAGCGTGTGGATCGCTCGATGGACCGCTTCGTCGAGAGCGTCGCCGAGGGCCGCGGCGTCTCGAAGTCGCGCGTCCGAGATGGCTTCGGCCAGGGCCGGGTGTTCTTTGCTGAGGAGTTGATCGACCGCGGGATGGCGGACCGGATCGCCACGCTCAGCGAGACGCTTGAGCGCTTCGGCGCGTCTGACCGTCCTGAAGCTGTCAGAAAGATCATGGCGCGAAGCGAGCGTCGCGCATCGGCGGCGGAAACGCTGGCCATCAAAATTCGCACCGGGGAGCCGGTGACGATCCGCGAATTCGAGCATGGCATGCAGGGCCTGCTAGGCCTCTCGAATTCGGAAGCAGAGCGGGCCGCCCGGCTCTACTTCAAGTCCGATCGGGGGGAACCCGATGCCACGGCGGAGCAAAGCACCGTCCTCGATGCGCTCAGGAAGCTGAACGCCGCAGCGGACGACTTCCTCACCACCTGACATCGGAGGCCAAGATGGCCGATACCACGGAACAGCTCGCCGAGCAGATCGGCGCGCTGGGGAACAAGCTCGCCCAGATCAAGGAGCAGGTTCAGACCATCGCGACCGACGTGACCGAGAAGGTCAAGGCGGGCGGCGATCTCACTGCGTCCGTCAAGGAGACCGCAGACAAGGCGCTCCTGGAGCTCGGCGATGTGCAGGGTCGGCTCGCCGACCTCGAGAAGAAGCAGGCTCGCGAGAAGGTCGCGGCCGAGGCGGGCCTGAAGTCCCTCGGGCAGCTCGTCGTCGAAAGCGACGCCTTCAAGAAGGCGGGCATGAGCGCCGACTCCCGCGCGGCCGTCCGCATCCAGGTCGAGCGCGCGGACATCACGTCGGCCAACTCCACCGTGGGCGCCGGGCGGTCGCCGGGCACCTCGCTCGCGCCCTCTGACCGCGTCCCGGGAATCATCGGTCTGCCGAACCGGATGATGACCGTCCGCGATCTTCTGATGCCCGGCGAAACGACCTCGAGCTCCGTCGACTACGTGAAGGAGGTCGGCTTCACGAACAGCGCCGCACCGGTCGCGGAGGGCGCGCAGAAGCCGAAGTCCGACATCACCTTCAACCTGGCCACGGCGCCGGTGCGCACCATCGCGCACCTGTTCAAGGCGTCGCGCCAGATCCTGGACGATGCTGTCGGCCTTCGCTCCTACATCGACGGTCGGGCCCGGTACGGCCTGCAGTTCAAGGAGGAGGCGCAGCTTCTGACCGGCGATGGCACCGGCCAGAACCTGCTCGGGCTCGTCCCGCAGGCGACGGAGTTCTCTCCGGCGTTCACGCCGGCGTCGGCGACTCCCATCGACCGCCTTCGTCTCGCTGTTCTGCAGGTGGCGCTCGCCGAGTATCCGGCGACGGCCTTCGTTCTGAACCCGATCGACTGGGCGCGGATCGAGCTCACCAAGGACGCGGGCGGGAACTACATCATCGGCAATCCCCAGGACGGCACCGCGCCGCGCCTCTGGAACCTCCCGGTGGTGGCGACGCAGGCGATGGCCTCCGGCGACTTCCTGACCGGCGCCTTCAACATGGCGGCGCAGATCTTCGATCGTCTTGAGATCGAGGTTCTGCTTTCCAGCGAGAACGTGGACGACTTCGAGAAGAACATGTTCACGATCCGCGCGGAGGAGCGTCTGGCGCTCGCCGTGTACCGGCCTGAGGCCTTCGTCACCGGCGAAGTCTCGGCGTCGTAACGCGAATGGGGGCCGTCTATGGGCGGCCCCCTCCTCATTTCCTGGAGGCGACGATGTCCGATCGGGTCAAGGTGCGCGCCCTCAGGCGCTTCGAAGGCGAGGAAGGCCTGGTTGGGCCGAAGAGCGATCCGTTCTTCGTGACCAAGCAGCGCTTCGCTGAATTGAAGGCGAACGAGCTCGTCGAGGCTCTCAACGAAGAGCCGGCGCCCACTCCTTCGCCGGACGAAGAGCCCGCGCGTGAAAGCGCCGGCGGCCGTGGACGGAGGCGCTCCTGATGGTTTCCGCAACTCGCACCAAGGCGAACAAGCGCAGCTTCGCAGGCCTTGTCGGTAAGCTGGGTGGCGTTCCAGCCGCACCTGCGAACACGGTTGCGCCGTCGATCTCGGGCACGGCCCAGGTCGGCCAGACCCTCACGGCGGCGAATGGCACGTGGACTGGGCGCCCGACGCCTGCGCTCACTCGTCAGTGGCGAGCGGGCGGGGCGGTGATCTCAGGCGCGACTGGGGCGACCTACGTCCCTGTGGAAGCGGATGAGGGCAAGACCATCACCGTGACCGTATCTGGCTCCAACACCTATGGATCGGCGTCGGCAACCTCGTCCGCGACGGCGGCGGTCGCAGCCGCAGCCGCTTGACGCGCGCCGTGAGCGTCATCGTCGTCACGCCCCCAACGGAGCCAGCCGTTTCCTATGAGGAAGCGAAAGCGCACCTGCGGCTCGATCACGACGAGGAGCAGGCCTACGTCGAGGCTCTTGTGGCGGCGGCCGAGCAGCATTTCGCAGCCCCGGCTGGATGGCTTGGCAGATCAATCTGTCTACAGACGCTCGAGCTCCGCACTTCCGGCTTCGGCTGGTGCGAGCTGCAGCTTCCCTATGGCCCGGTCCGCTCGATCGCGAGCGTGAAGTACGACGACGCCGAGGGCGTCGAGCAGACGGTTGATCCTGCGGGCTACACGTTGATCGGAGCTGGCTCCGACCGAACGTTCGTCGGCCTTGCCAGAGGTCACTCGTGGCCGACTGCGAACGGCGGTCAGGAGGCTGTCCGCATCCGCTACACGGCCGGCTATGAACCGGACGACGTACCCGCGCCGCTCAAGCAGGCGATCCTGCTTCTCGTGTCGCATTGGTACGAGAACCGCGAGGCGGTGAACGTGGGGAACATCGTCACCGCGTTTCCCTTCGCTGTCGAGGCGCTGGCCTCTCCGTTCAGGGTGTGGACGGTCTAGGGTTTGTGCATGCCCAAATGAGCGCACCGATCCAGCCCAGGATTGTCCATCCGAGGAATAGGTTCAGCACGCCGATCGCGACCGCGTTGTGGTGCTTCCGGGTGGACGCGACTATCGCCGGGATGAAGTAGGCGGCGAGCATCGCGGTCTCGATGAGGCCAAATCCGCTAGACGGCATTCGTGATCTCCGGAGTGCAATATGTCCGCTGGCGCGCTCCGTGAAAAGGTCGCCTTCGACCTCCGCAGCGAGGTCCCTGATGGGGCTGGCAATTATGAGGACGCCTGGGGGCAGGTAGGCCAGCCTGTGGCGGCTCAGATCCGGTTCCTTAAGGGCTCAGAGCCTGTCGTCGCTCAGCGCTTGGAGGGGCACCAACCCGCCGTCATTACTGTCCGCTCGTCCGCGGCCACGCGGGCGATCACCACGAACCATCGCATCCGAGACATTCGGACGGGGCGGACCTTCAACATCACGGCCCCGGCGCCGGACGAGCGGAAGGCCTATATCGACTTCCTGTGCATGGCAGGCGGCGCTGATGGCTAAGGTCCAGGGCGCGTCCTCACTCGATCGCAAGCTGAAGCGCTTCCCGGAGCGGGTGAAGACTGAAGTCAGGGC